CCTCAGTCTCACGTATCTTACGGATAGCATCGTTGTTATCTTTAGCACTTTCAATTTTAGATTCTGTGAGCTCAATCTTATAAGCATTCTCTTGAATGTCTTTCTTGTTATCACTTAGTTGGTCTTTAGCAAGAAGTCCCATAGTACTAAACACTTGAATGTCAAGCAAGTCTTCAATGATTTCTCGACGTTGTTGCGCAGGTAGTTCCATGAAAGGTACATACGTTGCACTACCAAGGACGACAATTTGACCGAAGGATTTATAATTAATCCCAAGGATATTGTTCTCCAAGTAGTCCTGATAGTCACGCTTAGCCGCGTCTTGGTTGATTAGACCACCATCCTTATAGATCTCAAAGATGTTTGGTTTCATGCCACGGCGGATCATATAGTTATTTCCACCTACAGCAAAAGTGATTTCAACTAACATATCTTTGTTGTTAATTGAATTAACAAGCTGTGGCTTAGTAATTTTACGGAAGGGCTTTCCATATAGACCATAAACAACAGCATCAAGAAGTGTCGACTTGCCTGCACCATTTGTACCTGTAATCAAAGTACTTGGTGCAGACCCTAACTCGATCGTTGTAAATACGTTACCCGTTGAAAGTATGTTTTTGTATTTTACTTTTTTGAATTGTATTCGCATTACAAGCTCAGTGCCTCATTATATAATTCATCTACTAATGTTTTGATTTTATGACGTTCAATAGTGGTGTCGAGCGAATCAATGTAGTTATGTAAGATCTCAGTGGTGTCTTTTGTCTCATCCAGTATCTCATCAACACCAGCAGTTTCGAGATTGAGATTATCGTCAATCGCTTTGACGTCAACAGCACCACACTCACTCAGTCGACTCATAAACAGATCATAAAGATAAGCGTTGGTTCGGTTTTTTACAATCACCTTTACAAACGTATCCTTATATCTATCCACGTCGAAGTTTGCTACATCTTCAACAGTCCACTCTTCATCATCATAATCAATCTTAAAGAATACACGATTTGGATTCTCGATCTTAACAATCTCACGAGTTTCAGTATCAAATACATGAAACCCACGGCTACCACCATAATCAGACCAAGTCATTTCATAAGGTGAGCCAAGATATTCGACATTGCCATATCGAGATGGATGATGGAAGTGGCCTGAGAATGCAGACTCAAAGCTTTTGAATACATTGATGTCAAGACCATGTGTACATAATGCACCTTTCATCATTTCAAAACCTTTTACTTCGAGATGACCCATTAGAATATTAGCATCAGACTCAGCTACAATCTGTAGATTCTTTTCAGCGTTTTCTTTACTGATCCAAGGTAGCATTAGAAACTTAGTTGAACCAAGCGTCAGATGCTCACCTAGATCTTGATAAAGCTTAAAGGTGGGATATTCTTGCAGCAATAGATTCATGCTATTAACATCATTCACATTGCTATAATACGTATCATGATTACCGATCAAAGCATGGAAATCAATTTTACGTTTAGCGAGTTCATCAAATAAGAACTCTTTACCTCGTTGAAGACTTACATAGTTGATGTACTTACGACGGTCAAAAGTATCGCCCAGATCAAATACAGTGGTAATGCCATTCTCATCCAAGTATGGAAAAAATACTTCTTGGAAAAACTTTCTTTGAACTTCGTGGAAAACACGACTGTCGCCTCTTGCACCAATATGAATGTCGGTAACAATTGCTATTTTCATAGTTTACCTTCTTCTCTTAGTTGCTTTCTTATACCGGATGAATATATTTGTTCTTCACCCTCTGGGACTACGTGCCAATAACCATGCACACCATTGCCCGGCCCATTTAGAAAACCAACGATGTTAGGTACACATACAATTACGTAATGCTGCCCATCATAGTAGCCTTCTTTATCTAAAGCTTCGTGGATCGATTCAACGACATTGATTTCACCAAACGGAGCGTCTTCTCCATCAGCTTTAAATACTTCACGTACCATTATAACAACTTGCCCTGTATATGTCAAGGCTTTTTTGAATAAATGTGTATGCCCTTCATGCCAGGGCTGCCACTTTCCTATAATGTTAACGGAAGGCTTTTTCCAATCAAAAGCGTTCTCATAGTCAATCATCACGCAATCCGTATCTTATGTGCTTGTACCATGCTCGCTCATGATAATAGTATAGCACCATTTTAGTTACCACTTCAAAGCCTGCTATCATTCCAGCCCAGTCGAGTTCGCCGGTAATGAGCCAAGCTAAAAGAAATGTGTCTGTGGTGGCAAGTACTCTCCATGTAAGTGTCTTTGCCAGGTGTCTCTTTGCACTAACTGATTCTGCCATTAGCCTCTCTATTTCTTATTAATGTCGCGCTTTACCCAAAGGTGTCCATTCTTTTCTGCATCATGAAATATAGCAACAGTAATAAAGAACGCACCAAGGACTAGAAGGTGGCCGCCTACACTATAGAGTCCATACATCCAAGTGTATCCAGCCCAGAAAGTAAATACTACTGTCCACATTACCGACAAATAGAACATAAGCATAAACTGCACAAGTTCATTCGGAATGTGTCTCAATGGGTTTACCTTTAGGCTGAAAAAATACTGATACAGGTCGTAGATAGCAAATCCTATTTTCTTAAACATTGCAGTCTCCTACTTTTTTAGTTTCTTTTCAAAGTCGTCGATGAACTCGCTAATGTACTCAGGTGGCTCATTCAATTGAATTACCATATCAGCTGAGTCATTAATGATTGCTTCGGTCATCATGTTTTGTGAAGCTTTGAACTTAATATAAGTCTGCTTCTTTTCTTTTTGGATGCGTCGTAGAAACGCGTACCAAATAATTTGCGTGAAATACGCGAAAGGATTACTAGATTTTTCAGGATCAAAGTTGTGAATGTACTGCAGACAGTTTTCAATGCCATCAGAAATCATTTCATCTTTGTAAGAATAGCCAGAGAAGTTTGGCTTAGTTGCTAGTCGAGTAGCAATTAGCATGATACAACTACCAATATAGTCTGGAACCCTTGGCGGATTTTCACCCGAGTCTTCAGCTTCAGCGACATTTGTTCGGTAGTCGATGAGTGCTTGTAAGAGATCAGGGTTGTTTACGTAATTCCGTTTCTTAGCCATGGTCTAATTGTTACCTCACATGTTGATTAATTTAAGATGCTATTATATACCAGTTAAGGTCAATTGTCAACTGTTAAATGTCTACTGTGAATATCTTAAATGAGAACTGTTCAGCGCCGTAGATTTCAATACGTTTCTTAAAGTGTTTAAGCGTGTAGTTCTCAAATGATTCACCTACGGATAAGTCATCCGCTATATCATATAGAACTGCTTGAGTTGAGTCATCAGCCTTACGTAGCGTACGGCCAATTGATTGAAGTACTTTGATCTCTGACTTTGAGCCAGAAGCAAAGATCACGTTGTCTAATCGCTTGAGGTTAACACCAGTTGAGAAGACACCGTAACTAGCAAGTATGTTGTGGCGCTTTTCGGAATCATTCTCAACAAGATTACGAATGCGTTCTCGTTCGTCACCACTTGTTCCACCATAGATGAAATGTAGTACTCGCCCTTCCTTTTGTAAGAGTGGCTCAAGTACCTTACCATGCTTTTCAACTAAGTCAAATAAGATCAAATTGTTTTGACCTTCGAGGCTATGAACGAGATTCTTAATAAAGTTATTACGGCCTGGATGATTTACAATGAACTCACGTTCAGCAGGCCACTTCTTTACACCTTCTTTAATAGTACCCATCGCTTTCTTAAAGTCTTTACGAGCTTGGTTGTTGTGAGAGAGTACAATTGCTTTGACCTTAAAGTCTGCAACCGTTCCCTCGTCCATAAGCTTTTTAGTATTCACATATCGCTTGACTTTACCAAAGCATCCTTCGAGTACTAGCCGGTGAGTCTTACTCTCTGCCGATTTAAGCGTACCAGTAAACCCATGTCGATACTCACAATCAGTTAACTTTTCCATAATGGTGGTGAGTGACTTTGCTTGGAATGTATGAGCTTCGTCACCTAGAACCACACGGAATTGATCGAACCAATCCTTAGGCTGTTTAATTAACGACTGCCATGTACTAATTACGATAGGTGCTTTTGTATTCTTGTCAACACCACCTTGTATCTTATAGATGATACTAGCGTCACACCCATAATCAACAAAGTCACCAGCCATTTGATGTACCAACGAGATCGTGGGAACGATGATCAGTGTACGATGACCGAAGGCTTGGTAGTAATGTTGCTGAATCAAATAGATGATTAAAGACTTACCAGATGATGTCGGTGATAGAGATAAAGATCGACGGTTACGCAAAGCGTTATTGATGTATTCGATTTGGTAATCTCTTGGTGTAAACTTGCAATTGATTTCTTTAGCGAGTTCAATAGGGTAATCATCATCAAATTGCTCCTCTGTTCCTATATGATCTGGAGCTACGATAGTGTATCCGCGGTCATCACAAAATTTCTTTAGATGAGGGAACAGACCTACATATAGTTTAGGTCTCATAGGCTGGAATAAACGAATGATTCCATCCCACACTCGAGCTTTGAATTTTGGATTAAATTGATAGCCTTCAGGTCGGAAAGAAAAGTGCTCAGAGATTTCCATCAAGGTGCCGGAGTCGGCCTTGACTTTCATATGTACTGAGTTTATATTTTCGATTTCAATCCTTTCGCTCATAATAAAAAATGCTTCTTATTTGATTTTGAAGTTCTTAATCTTAATATGGCGTGCTGCACCAACTAAAACAAATGCAAGTAAAACACCCATAGTAAATGCTAGGCCGTGGGGGTGGGAATGATCTCCTTCGTGAGCTATCGCAGAAGATGCTACGAACAGGCTGGAAGTTAGAAGTAATGTTTTCATTTTTGTTCTCCTATAACTTAATTGCCAGTAATATAAAAATACCAAATAATATTAGATTCGTAAAAAATATAAGAACGGCGAGAATAGTATGATACCAGATCCAACGGGTCTTATAAGCATTTTCGAGATTGACATCATTAGGATCAATCTCTTCGTCCATAGTCGGTAAAGAAGTCATAATCGCTTTGTCGACCTTATTCTTGTCGATTGGCGATGATATCAACTTAACGATTTTGTTCCACATTAATAATCACCTGCTTGGAACTTCAGCATATCAATCATTGACTTGATAATAAAGTTCCTGCTGTGTATTGTCTTAATTATATCTTCTAAATAATTTGCGTTAGCGGTATGGAAATCAATAGTCAAACTGAGCTTAATAATTTCCTTATCCGACTGTAGATATTTATCCATATCCTGGCGAATGATTTTCTTCTGGTATGGACGCCATCCACGATCACGAAGATCTTCTTCAGCCATGCTGCCGTCGAACCATTCTCGCTTTGCGAGTTCGAGTTCTTTATATTCGGCTTTGAGTTTCTTAACACGCAAGACTTCCCTATAGTACATATTATAGTACTTACTATGGAGCAAGGGGATCCGTTTGCTTTCGCCGACTAGATTTGTTTCGTCAATAGGAGCGTCGGCCGCCCACATACCTGAGATGTCATTTGTATCCATAACTAATCCACTTGTAACAATTTTGAATACACCATTATACCACAGTTAGGTGCAAATGTCAACTACATATTTTCGATTTCAAATGCGTCGTATCGTAAGGTGACTGTCGCTTCCGCGTACGTCACGTCCTGAGTTGTCATATCAAGAGAGACAGGAGTCAAACCAATAGGGAGTGCATTGATAAAGGTAAACTTGATGTTAGGATTCTTATGGCTGTTCAATAGGATGACTGATACATCAGAGGTCAGGCCTTCTTTCGAAGATTCAAGATCCTTATATTGTTGAAGAGTATCTGGTGTTCCTAAACCTTTGAGCCAATTAAAGATCTCTTGATAATTATGCATGTTCTCATCGATAATAAAGGTGAGATCGAAGTCTAGATACCTGATGTGATCTGGTACGCTATAGTAAGCACGCAATGGTGTAATAGTCTCGACCGCATTACCATTTACACCAGGCAATAAAAGCTTTTGAGAAAAGAATTCGACACCGGGAAGACGAGTGATTTTGATATCGAATCCAGCGGTAGACAAATAGTTAGTGATCATGTGTTATACCTTTTTGATTTTATAATCGAACGCTTCAAAGTCTTTAGCAAAATGTTCGTTTAATATTGTTACACTCTCAGATGAGAGTTCAGAGAATGTTTGTATTGCAGCATCTCTACATGTATAATTTTTACGAGGTAACGGATAATACTTACAACCAATCCCTTCACAAATTTCTTTCCAATCTTTATCTATATGTTCGACCTTAGTTACCTTGTCAACACAAATCTCGCCTTCATAAGTAATCCAATCAAGAGCAGGTGAGAACCACGGGTCGAACTTACTATGTATAAGATCTTTATCTCGTTCAACTAACACCTTATAAATCCACTCGTTAATGCAAGGACGATCCTTTTTCATCTTATCTCCGAAGAACCAGATGTACTTGATCCTATATTGATACATCGATATCATTCTATCATAAGGATTGCGAACAGCAGTAAACGTGTAATAGCTCTTCCATTGTTCCATACCAATTTCACGAATCGCTTCATCAACCTTGTAGTGGCATTTAGGTCCACCTAAGTATTCTATAATCGAAGTACCAGCACATTTGTTAATATGTATGAAGCCGTATCGATGGTAGCCGGTCTCTCGATGAAGCTCCCAAAATTGTTTAGGTTCTAGATATAAATTATCCTCATACCCACTTGCCGATAAACTGAACGGGCTCTTTGTGAATATATATTCCGTGGACATAATAAAAATGGTTCCGTACACTGATTCTATACTATTTATTCATTGAGGATATAACATGTTTCGACCGAAAGCGTTTACTAATGAGATTGACACTACTGGTTTAAGTATGAACCACGTTGCTCACATCTGGCATACTATGAACGTTAGTAAAAATTATGATTGGTGGTACGAAGTACTACCCGACGATGTAGTTGTTGATGTTGGTGCAGGGGTTGGTATTTTCTCAGCCAAAGCGCTTGATGCAGATGCTACCAAAGTCTATATGATTGAACCTAATCGTGATCTTTTACGAACAGCAATTGCAAATGTTTCTGACTACATCATGGATCAAGAAGCACGTAAGGTATTTCCTATCAACGCTGCTATAGGTAAAACCGACGCAGACCTTTCAAAAATTCATAAGATAACAGGCAGGGAAACGGCTGAGCCACGGCTTATGTCATTGATGCAATTTGCTGAAGAACAAAAGCTTGATAAAATCGACTTTCTTAAAATCAATGCGAGTGGAGCTGAGATGAGTATTCTTGATCCAAATGCTATTGAGTTTCTAACCACACGAGTTCGTCACATTGCTGCGGTCATTCATTTAGATCAACAATATGGAGCGATTGAAAAATTCAAGACTTGGAGAGAGAAGCTACTAAAACCTTTAATGGATCGAGGTGTAGTAAGATTCCAAGATGATAGATATGGCAAGTTTGCTTTTGAGGAGAACTTCTTTGAGTTACTACCTGCAGCATTTATGGTTTACATTACTAATTACTAATTACCAGTGGTGTACAGCGTTCGCCATGATAAAGAAGCAGGTGATAAAGTTGACTCCTACCACTACGGTTCGTACTATCGTAATGTACTTATCGTAAGGTTCGGTTTTATCATCTGAGTATCCACCTAAGCTGTATTGCCAAATTTTCCAAAGCTTACCAAACAAAAACATACTCCTTAAGCAATACAATAGCAATTACGATCCACAGACCGATACCACTAAGCAGCAAGATACGTAAGGACCAAAGCCCAAGAGCGTCTAGTTTATCGTCAAACTTACTCATTTCATTAATCCCACAGACTTCTATAATACTTACCAAATAGTCTTAAACCGTTTTGTACTCGATTACCGAGAGAGGTCCACTCAACTACATCAGCTTTCCACAGACCTGTATCCCAATCTTCGTCTTCACCACAAATATGTTCGAAAGCGAAAATCATTTCATCAAGTACCCAGTCCCATTTTTTGTGTACCATTTCCCATACTAATTCATCATACTCAGGGCTTGCAAACAGGTCAGTTTGTCGGTGCTCACCTTTAGCAGCACCTGTAAAAGCAAGCTCTGGAGGTAAGTCTTCAAGGTCAACAAGTGGAGACCCGTGCTTAGTGTCTTTTAATTGCTTCAGCAGTGGTAAAGCAATAAGCCCAAGAGTGTGGTCCATACTCCATGTGTCATAGGTGTCTATTTTAATTTCGACTTGGCGTGAAAGATCTTCAGCATCAAGGTAAGGTCCAATGTTTACATTCATGTTATATACTCCGCTAAATTCATACACACCGATGTGCCAGTAATAGCACTACCGATCATAACTGCTTTATCATTCCAGCAATGGCCAACGTAAACCCATGCTATGGCTGATATTGCATAAGCCATTTTACCTTCGACTACAAATCCAGCGCTTTGAGCAAAGACACCGGCAACAGCAAAAATGGTTGCTACCCATTTTACGTAACTATCAATAGTACCAGTAGGTGTAGAAGGTGATAGGTCTTCAACCTGCAACTGAAGTTCTTCCATCTCTTGTTTAAGACGTTTTCGTTCAGCATTGAGTTCCATGGCCAATCGACCGGCCTTACCCATTGTACTATTTTTAAATTGTTCTTTTACCTCAGAACTAATGTCAACTTCTTCAGTCATTACCCTCATCACCTTCAAGTAAAAGCTCTGCTAACGCTAGTAGTCTTTCTGACTGTTCTTCAAGTTCTTTAGACTGAATACATATCCACTCTAAGCCAGTTGCATAATCCTCGTCAAGTGCTAGGGAGTAATCATCCACAACAGTAGTTGTTGTAAATGATCGAACACGATCCATTGGGAACTCTATAATATTACTCTTGGCCATTTACTATCTCCTTGAGGTCTAATGCGAATTGGGTTTGTGGTTTTTCTCGACTCCAAAACTTATAGTCTCGTTGAGCCTGTCCTATTTCTTTCTTCAGTTCTTTGACCATCTCATCGGTCAAACTCATAATGTTAATACGAAGTAGTCGATCGATTTGATCTTGTGTAGCATCAGTATGCTCTAGTATTTGATTACCAACCGCAGTCTTCTTTTTGTTCTTGAACACGATTTTGTCGTCAAGTACCGCTTGAATGAATTGCATTTTAACATTGAGCCAACCACCTAGTACACGAGCTTCTTCTTGTCGTAATTGAATACGCTTTTGGAGTACCTCCATACGGAAGTCACAAAAGTCCTTTACGATTTGTCGAGCATCATCGTACTCACGAAGTTTACCAAACTGATCGATTACTGTGAGGTTTTGTGATAGTGGCTTACTCAACTTAAATTTGGAAATGATTTTGTTCTCATTCCATTTAGCTGATGTAACCTGCTTCAGCTTTACTTCAAACTTAAATCCAGTCTTGTCACATAGATCTTCGTAGGATACGATGTCTCCGTCATCCTCGAGGCCATCTAGTACCTTGACGTAGCTTTCTCGATCGAAGCCATAGGGTACTTCAGTAATCGTTAACTGTGTCTTAGTCTTCTTTTCATAGTTACCGATGACCGTGTACTTATTAGGTTCTTCAAGATTTTGTACGACTCGCCCAGTAAACTCAGGGAACTTAATATCTATACTCGATTGTATGTCACCTGTCGTAATGTACTCAACACATGCTGCTGAAATACTCGCAGGACAATGAGGAAGAATATTAGTAGCAAAGCCAGTAGCAATACCCTTAGTCCCATTCACCAATACGAGTGGAATAACAGGAAGGTAGAATGCAGGTGGCTCATGCTCAGGATCTTCATGCTTAGGTGAAAGCTCAACATCTTTAATGTACTTATTGAAGTTGTCATGCAGTCGAGTATAGACATAACGAGGAGCACCAGCTTCCTGAACGAGCCGAGTACCAAATGATCCACGACCTTCAATCAAGCAAAGGTTGTTATTCCATACTGCAGCCATAAGTTGGCCTGAGCCTGCCGCAGAACCTTCACCGTGGTTATAACCGTAATCGGATATGATACCACTCACGGCAGATACCTTTTTAAAGTCACGCTTTGAGTTAATGATCGAAGAGTAAAGGTAGAACCTTTGCACAGGCTTAAGCCCATCAATCATGTTTGGAATCGCTCGAGACTCAACGGTGTACTTAGCAAAGCTTAACCATTCGTTAGCTGCAACCAACGAGATTGGATAATCATTTGTTTTGCCAGCAAACATCGTTACATCATTCATATAATCACCTGCGGTTGTAAATTTCATATCATTCATTGTAACATGTACTCTTTACGAAGGTTGGCATCTTTACCAAACATCATTTGGAATACTTCACCATCATCAACAGTCACCGTATCATAGGTAGGACAATTAATAATAGTACTATACTCGTCTTCAGTCAAAGAACCCAGACCCTTAATGTATCTATGCTTGTACTGAGGATTTGAACTCTTGAACTTAGATGCTTCTTCATATGTGTAGAACCATTCAATCTCGTCACCCTTTGAGCTAATCATAATAGGTGTACGAGTAATCATAACTCGACGCTCATGTAGTAGCCTAGGCCAGAACTTATAGAAGAAAGCAATAAGCAATGGACTAATGTGACCAATACCATCGTGGTCAGCATCAGTTAATGCAGCTACTCGAGCATATGTCATATCGTCAACACTATCAGGATTGTTAATGTCAAGTCCCAATACTGCTACTAACTCACTAAGTTCCTTGTTCTTAAGTACATCAGCAGGTTTCATATCCCATGTATTCATGATTACACCACGAAGTGGGAATGCACCAACCTTATTAGGATCGCGTACCTTCAATAAGAATCCCATAGCCGAATCACCCTCAACAATCTTGAGAGTAGCATCATCTTTGTTAGCTGCAATGTGCTTAGCTACCTTGACCTTACGCAATTTCTTTTGAGCAAGGGTTGCTGCTCGTTTGTCAGCAGCTAGCTTCTTAGCAAGTTGAGCCTCGATGATAGGATCAATAATGTCAGGTGAGTTCAATATCTTACGAGCCAGAGTTTGAAAATCCTTGACTCCTGCACTTTCGACATGTTCCTTAATGTTACCATAAGGATTCGTCAACCTTTCTTTGGTTTGGCTGTCGAACTTAGGATTCACGAAGTTGCGAGCAAACTTGACGAAGGTAAGACCATTCTTAATCGTAGAACGTACTACCTCGATTTTATGCTTGCGCTTAATCATTGTACCTAGTTCATCAACAACACCGTTGACCAAGAAGTCGACGTAGTTACCACCGCTGCGAGTGTTTACACCATTCACAAACGAGTTGGAACGGAATCCATCTTCTGATGTAGCAAAGAAGAACGATAGATCATCACTCTTTTCTATGATACAGGTGTCACCAAACAAAGCTGCATACTTTTTCATATCAGTTACTTTGACTCGGCGCTTGTTGAATGAGAAAGCAATCTCAGGGAATGCCATTTGAAGACTAACCAAACGATCTTCAATAAGCGAAACGGTATCAAGGTCCTCTAGACTATCTACTTCGAACAACGCAAAGTCAGGAACAAAGGATACCTCAGTACCAGTACCAATTCGTTCCTTAGTAGCGATAGCAAGAGTGTCAGCACCATCTTTACATTTGACGCATACCTCATTACCATTGCTCCAAGTACGACCAACGAACTGAGCTGATAGGAAATTGGTAGCAGCTGAGCCGACACCGTTGGTTCCAATCGTAACTCGTTCATCATCAAACGATGTACCTGCATTGACCTTAGTCCAAGCTGCAACAGGGCGCATAATTTCTTCACCCATGTTTTCATCGTGAATAAAGTCTTGAGGAATACCTCGACCGTTGTCGCTAACCGTGATCGTATCACCACGGACTGACACGTTAATTTTGTTAGCAAATTTGAACTCAGTACGAATCGCTTCATCAATAGCATTGTCGAGAATCTCATCGACCATTTTTGATAAAGCAGGTACATACCTAGCACTCTTCCATTGACCTAGTACAAAGCGATCAATATCCTCTTGGGAGCTTGAACCCATGTACATACCAATGCGTTCTCGAACATGCTGTCGAGCTGTTAAGATACGAAACTGTTCAGTCTGTTTACTCATGTATTAACCATTGTCAATGTAAATCATAAATTCAGAGAGGAGTTTTTCATAGTCCTCATCCATAATAGCATCGTTATCCCAGATGTTTTTCTTGTACTCTGGGACTTGAAACTTTACTTTTCCTGCATGAAAGAAAGGTGCAATAAACTCATCACGGAATTTAATGAAGTCTTCCTTACTTGTCTTGGTTGCTCTCAAATGTACTTCAATCGCTATGCGACGTACATTCTTAGTAATCCAAGGTAAGTTCTCTTTAGTCAAGAAACTATACTCACCACCTTCGCAATCAACCTTGAGAAAGTCAATGTGAGTAAGCTTATGTGTGGTAATAAGATCACGGAACGACATAGTGGGAAACTCACTGCCATCGTCATAGACGTGTTTGGTGTGCTTCGGATCACTTGCCATTGCGGCATGAACAGGAACAACAGGGCATCCCTCTGGGTTGTTCTCAATATAGTCAAATGAGTTCTTCAATACAAGTTGAAGAAGTTCACGGTTAGGCTCAACAGCATATACCTTAGCAGCACCTTTGTCAAGTGCAGAGCATGTGAAGAATCCTACACAAGCACCTACATCAACTACAATGTCACCAGGCTGAACTTCAACCCACCATTCATAGTCCATACGTTCGAAGAACTCATGTCGCATGTTTGCAATGTGAGTAATGTCGAGTGGACCGCAGTCTATATTAATGTTCAAAGATTTTTTCATAGGGTGCTATTCTACCATATTATAAGTGAATTGTCAACTACTTTTTCAAAACATTTTCTTTTCGGATCGTGTAGATCTTATCCAATCCACAATCTATGTGGTAGAACCCACCCCAGCGGGACTCGCCTACGATAGTACCTTTAATCCAAAGGTTGCCGTTCTTAGCTTTCCATATACATGACATAGAGTTTCCTTCACACTATATTCCATTTGGTAGCCATTCTAACACAGTCAAACGCAATTGTCAACTGTTATTTTGAAATTAATTTGCAATAAAGTGAAAAAAACGGTGTACAAGCTCCTCAAAACTGTGTATAATCCTCTTATCAACATTAATGGTTAGCTGTAGTTCCTTTTAGTGGTGTTGCTAACTATATATACTAGTCCTAGTAGAGGAGAAAGAAAATGGTCGACCAGCCAGACAGCAATGAACAATATACCGAAGATCAGATCCGAGCGCTCGTAGGCGCTCCCTCGATAGAGGAATCCCAGACTTGTATCTGTGGATCACCTTTGAAAGAATGCTCAGAATGCTATGAGCACATGTCGAGTGGATGCTAGCCTCGCGTGAGCGCGATATATAAAAGGTACCAAGAAGGAGTACGAAATGAAGAAGAAAGCCAATCCTGTGGCTAAGAACTGTAACAAGTTCAACAAGCCTGCCACTCACAAGGATCGCAAGAAGGCTATGAAACGTGGGTATCGTAAGCACCTACGCGATGTACCATATAATGACCAATTGACCTGCCAGTTGTTCACTGTATGATACATTGTGTGATCACATATGATCTATTATTGTCTATTCTTATAACAAAATGATCATATATGATATATCCTTATAACAAAATGATCTAAAAAAAGTGCAAATAATGGTGTACAACAGCGGCAAAACATGGTAGAATGGTACCATAAATTAAACAAGGAAACAAAATGATGTTCATTAAGACTGATGGTATGGCTGCTAACGGTACTTCTCTATCAAACTATATTGACTGCTCCTTTATGGATCTTGTCAGTGTTTTTGGTGAGCCTACTTACGAAGATCCCTCCGCTGACGATAAGGTCAACGTTGAGTGGGTCCTCCGTGGTGAAAACGGTGACGTTGCTACAATTTACAACTGGAAGGACTACGACGGTGGCTTTAGGGCTCGAACCTCTGAGTCTTATCGGTGGCACATTGGTAGCCGCAACAGTATGCCAGCACTTGAGCTGATTAGCTTTATTACTAAGAAACTTGGAGTATAGTATGAGAGACGAATTTGATATGGACTATGACTACGGCATGGACGAAGAAAAGTACGAGTTACGTCGTCGAGTTGAGCGGAAGCGCAATAAAGAAGCTGCTAACCGTCTTACTAAAAAGGCTGACTTTTGTGTCTACCTTGAAGAAGATGGTCCTCTCAACATGGAACGTGAGCTAGGAATTCAAATCGATCGTTCACGTATGTTCGATCAGTAATGGAAGCATTGGTCGTTGTTTTACTATGTTGGTTGATGCTCGTAATAGCTTTTGCCATCGTCAAGTTTGTATTCAAGATCATTGAGTTCACTTGGGATAACGCGATCATAGTTCTGTTTCTTTTACTTTTTGTCATTGCATTGTTATTGTAGTTTTATAAGGAAAGTTATGCTAGTAGTTATGGAAGGTCCTCGAGGTGGTGAGTTAGACATAGGTCTACAAGCTTACGCTCTTATAGCAATGGAGTCTTTTGCTAAACAGCTTAAGATTAATCGTCTCAAACTAAACATCGTTGTAAAGTTTCATCACAACTTGTTTATTGATGGCAAAAAGAATGGATCGACTGATGGTCTATGTGAAATGGAATCACCACGTGACTTTATTATTGACGTAGCACTTTACGGTAACTGGTTATCAACACTAGCTCACGAAATGGTACACGTAAAACAGTTTGCTCGAGGTGAGCTTGATAGCAGACTTGAAAGGTGGAAGGGCAGAAATTGCTCACAAGAGTATTGGGACCAGCCTTGGGAAGTTGAGGCTCGAAGGCTCCAATACACAATGGTACGATATTTTGAAACAAAGGATCTTTAAGATGGAAAAAGTATGGGTTATCAAGAACAACGGACAGCAGTTCGAAGAAAAGTTCACCAACACTCAAGAAGCTATTAACTACGCTAAGCAAAGTTCATTACGAGCCATGTGTTGCGTTCGCAATCAAGGTAATACTCCGATCTTCTATGAGCGCGGTGACCAATGCGATGCTGGTCGTACCAAGGAGCTCACTACTCACGTAATTGAGATCATTGAGCGCCAGAACGAACAGTATGCTAAGCAAGGTCGTGGCAAGGCTTCTCGTAAGAAGCAAGGATAAATTCCGGGAGAGTGGTAGAGGAAGGGTCGCACCCTGATACCCGGCGAACAGCAGAATTATGAAACCTCTACCACTCAACTTATCGACGGAGTGTAGCACAGCTTGGTAGTGCACCTGCTTTGGGAGCAGGGGGTCGGGGGTTCGAATCCCTCCACTCCGACCACTTTTACATATATACTTATAGACCCCACGACCAACAAGGAGTGTCTTATAGTGGAAAAGGAAGGTGTCCATAAGCTGTCTGAGCTTACTTGGAAAGATCGAATGATCGCAGATGAATCGAAAGAAAAGTACAGGGCGTACAAGAAAATCGCTGAGTTGCAGCAAGAAATCGAAAAACTAAAAAAGAGGCTTAAGGATGAGTGATCAATCACCAAGCGTTGAAGAGTATTTTAAAGAATTAGTTCGTCATGATTGGTTTTACCATTATAGTGACGATCATCGAGCTTACACCAAAGGTCAAGATAACTCTCGACGTATTCAGGCTAAATGCCAAGAAAATGAGTTGCTTTCACGTATGTACAGTGAATATGTAGGTTGGATCAACGCTGTGACGAAACACGGCCGAGAACAAACTTTAGTTAAAGAGCCGGTGGTAGAAGATTACTTATGAGG